CATAAATCCTAAAGGTTGGAGAGGCAAACTAGCAGTACCATAAGTGGCAGTAGAGGCAACAGTAGCTGCATGATTAGTGCTGGTGACATTGATGGTTCCAGAATTGATAGTCACATTAGCCATTGTTACATTACCCAAACTGGCTACGGTGCTACCTAATGCAATTGCGGTGTTGCCTATAGTAACTGAATTGTTTTGCAACTGGCTATTGGTAATACCTGATAATGTTCCACCTAAAGTCAAATTACCTGACGTGGTGACATTACCTGTTAATGTAATTCCATTGACAGAACCATTACCCTGTACTTGTGTAACTGTTCCGTTAGTGCCACCAGATGCACTAATGGTGACGTTTCCTGTTAGCGCACCACCTCCTGTCAACCCAGTGCCAGCAATGATGTAAACAGTATTTGGCACAGCACCAGTAACATTTGCAACAGGAATATTGGGTTGAGCAGTGACATTAGATGTACCGTTGGCAAACATATAACCACTGGCTGTGGTCACCGCAATGTTGGCAAAAGACTCAGTAGTACCGCCTAATACTTTTTCCCAAACTGTGCCATTAAAGATAGCCCAGTCACCTACAGACCAAGATGAAATGCCATCTAACGTAGTTGTTCCAGCAACGGAAACAACATAATAATTGTTTTTAGTACCTGTGCCAGAGACAAGAGTAGGCGTGTTTGTATTGGCATTCCATGTGCCTTGATACGATAACTGCCCCGTTGTTCCACCGCCACTAGATACTGTCTTTAACATGATTAGTCCCCATCCCCAGGAGTAATGTAAATCGTTGCTGTGCTTGACGTTGCATTAGCCGTAAAGTACGCATTAGGCGCAAATGTGATAATTTCATCTGTTCCTGGCAACAAAGGCAAACAATTGCCTTGTGTGGTAGTTGGTATGACTCCACCAGCTGCTGCAATAGCAGATGTTTGACCAAACCCTAAAGCAACAACAACAGAACCAGAATTGATGATTCTGTACTGGTTGCTACCAAGTGTATTGGAAGGCACTTGCACAGGTGCGGGTGCAGTAGTAGACGCTGTAATGACTACAGTGTTACCAGAAGGGGCAAAAGGTGCGGATACAGACATTATTTTGCTCCTGTTGGATCAGTAGGCCAGTCAAAAGTCCAAGGAAATCCTGTTTCCTTAGTCAAATCTCTCAATGCTTGTCGATATGTAGCCCATGCTGCTTTATCAACTGGTGCATCTGCCACTTGTGTCCAATCGCATTTTGCCAATTTGTCATCACGTTGGGCACGAACAGATGTAGCTTGCGTTGCATCCATTTGTGCTTGATAAGCAGCTTGATGTTGGGCAGCAGTTGTGGTCACACCATCTTCTGTTGTATCTGTAAACACAGGCCCAGCAATGAATGATGTGTACCATTGACCATTTTCTTCAACCACACCATTAGGAACTGCAATTTGATAAGGAGGTGTCAGAGTGGGTTGTGGGCCATCAAACACAACGTCAGCCCCCAATTCATTGAGAATTTCTGTTGTGGTCTGACCCCATGATGGGCCACCGCTTTGTTGTATGTGTTGCCTAAAGGCTTCCTCATACATCACTTGTCCGCTTTGTCTGATTCTGATTTGCATGATTTGTCCTTATGCGATTGCTAAGAAAATATATGAACCACCATTGGTATTTATTGGCGATGTTGATGTTAATGTAAATCCACCACTAGATGCGTAAGTGCCATGATTTCCTGTTACTTGTGCATTAGCACTATCCCAAGTGTAATAAGGGCTACTAGTTGATGTAAGTCCATTTACGCTATCCCAACAAAACCAATCATCCGTTGTATCTGTTCTTTTTCCTAAAATAAATCTTGCTCCACTAGCACCAAAATTACAATTAATTGTTTGTGTTCCATTTATACCTGTATATGAGCCAACAAAAGAAACACCAGGACAAGTTGCAAATAAATAAGCAACATAGTTATACCCAGTTCCATTTATGTTGTTATTATTACCAACCGTAAACACGGTAGATGTTGGATTTGTATTGTTCCAAAAAACACTATTTACCGAAGACGCTGCATTTGTATTTAATTTAAGATAACTAGTTCCAGTTAATGTTTTGTTATAAACAGGCCAATAAGACCCATTGAAAGTTCTATTTTTAACAAAAATAAATTCTGGTGCTACTGTTAAATTATGTTTAATTGTTGTTCCAGATGTTGAATTACCTGAATAACAAACAATATCAAAAAATCCAGGCGCTCTACCAAAGTTCCAAAATGTTTGTCCAGAACTATCATAAGCCCCACTATCTACTAATCCAGTATTGTTATCAAAAAATAAACCACTAACAGCACCTTCAATACCTGCAAGATTAGTATATACAATTGGATTAGATTCTGTTGGTGATGTACTAGTACCACCACCTCTTAATCTATCTATAACACCTCTATCTGAACCTGATGGACTTGCATTTATAGATAAATCAACAGGAAATCCAGTAGTTATTGTTTGTGGATTTGATGAATTTGGTTCTACATTAGGACTAAAAACACTTGTCCCAATAGTAGGCACTGCCATTGGGCCTCTGCGTATGGCTATGTAAATATAAGGGCCACCCGTTGCAAAACCAACTGCATTGAATCCTGTTGCATTTATTGAACAGAGTGCGGTTGATCCAAAATTACCTTCAGCAGAAGAAACATCTGGTATTAAATAAGGCACATATTGACCAGATGCGGTAAGTCCACGCATATTGTCCATAATATACCAATCAACCGAATTACCAACATCTTTAATTAACAACCATTGTGGCTCCCAACCCAATGTAACTGATGAACCTTGAGCAAAAGACCCACAACTAATAATATCTTGCGTTCCATTTGGACCAAAACCACCTGTGCCACCCGCACCAAATATAAATGCCGTATATATGCTTCCTGAAGCATTTGTATCTGCACTTGATCCTACTGTAAAAACAGATGATGTTGGTGCGGTGCTATTCCAAAGTGTTGTATCAGATGATTGAGCATTACTTAAATTTAATTGAATTCCATAAGATGCTGATGTTAAATTTTGATGATAAACCTGCCAATTACTTGTTCCAGCTTTTTTTACAATAATACAACCAGGAACTGAACCTAATTTGTGTGCAATATTTTTTGTTGTTCCATTGCCGCTATATGAAACCACATCAAAAAAATATTTTTTTTGCCCAAACACCCAAGACACATATTTTTGGTTGTTTGTATTTGTTATTGAACTATTGCCTAACGTATATCCTGTTGTAGATAATCCTGACGGGTAATTAAAATCAAGAGTGTAAGATGAATTATTATTTGATGAATAATATGTTTGGAAATCATAAGTTGAATCAGTAATTGCATGATTTGATGTTGAACCTCTGTTTTTGGTCCACATCATCCAATTATTAGATACTGAATTAAAATTCATATTGATGCCATTAGTAATGGTTTGTGTACCACCATTACCCTTATAACAATATGTTGAAAAAACTTGTTCTACATAAACAGGCACAATCGGCTTACTACCACTACCATAAGCATCTTGCGTTACATTACCTGAAGTTTGTTGAAGTGGCATTGCTAATCCTTATTTGTATTGTGTAAGACTTGCCAAAACCGTATATGTGGCACTTCCTGTTTTAATAACAGCATAACGATAAACATCATTTCCACTTGCATTACCAGCACTTGGCGCACCATTAACCCAAACTGGTGTTACCGATGCTCCATCAATGGTTACGGCATTGTTGTAATAAGCGGTTGAACTTTGTGTTGTAATCAAAGTAAACGTAATAGACTGTCCTGTTGACAAGGCTGTGTTGAGAGACGTGCCTGAGCTAAATGCAATGTTTAACGTCCAGTTGTTGGCAGCAGATGTTGTGTAATATTGAACCGAACCACTTTGAATGTAAAAGTTTGTTGTGCTTGATGGTGCTGATCCAACTACGTTAACGGTTTCAGCAGAATCCAATAAGACAGCACCTAGAATACTAGATGTGCCATTAAACGTTTGTGTACCTGTCCAAGTGTTATTGGTAGACAAAGACACACTAGCAGCTGGAGCTTGTGACAACCAAGCTGTACCATTACTAACAAGCACGTTTCCAGATGTGCCTACAGATGTTAATCCTGTACCACCTTCAGCTGGTGTAATGGCAGAAGAAACACTTTGAATTGTTACGTTGGCTAAAGTTAAATTGCCAATAGAAGAAACTGTACTACCTAAAGCAGCTGTTGTATTTCCAATAACAATATTGTTGCTAGATAAATTTGCAGAAGGAATAGTTCCACTTGTAATAGTAACATTGGTTAAAGTGAGGTTTCCAATGGTTGCAACCGTATTACCCAATTGAGCAGACACGTTACCAATCGTGATAGGTGTTGCAAAGTTATTGTCTAGCTGAGACAAAGGTATCGCAGCTGTAGCATTTCCAAACGTGTAATAAACTGCCATTTTAGAACCTCACTCTTAATTCATGTTCAAACTCAAACGTGTTAACGATGAACGCTGGCGAACTGCTGGTCATGGTTAACCCTAAATACTTACCGTACTGTTCTGCGTCTGATTTGTACAACGCATATCCTTGTGAAGATGTCCAAATTATCGTCTTAGACGAATTATTTGTCCAACCTATTGTTTGCAAAACATTATTTATCCAAGTTATTTCATTGGATAAAACATATTGTGGGCTAGACCCATTTTCCGAGTCTACTGTGACATCAAAAATACCACCTTGCGACAATGTAGCTTCAACCGCAAATTTCAATGCTTGTTTTGTCCGTATGGGGTCACCCATGTCTTGCAAAGCAGTTTGTATGTAACTATTGATGGGGCTAATTGAATCACTATACAATTGTTTTAATACTTTATTAGTATCTGTAGCGTACAAATTAACTGTGCCATTAAAAGGCACAGACGTGATATACGATAAAGCTCCCTGGCTGGTAACAAACCATTTTTTCTCAAAGAACACGCACTGTATGTACCGTGATCCACCAGAACCAAACGGGAAAGAACTGTTTACATAGAAGTTAAATACCGCACACAAAATGTTGTTGAGCAGTGCTTGACCAGCCGTTACAGGTTTGCTGAAATCTATGTAAGGGAAAATACCATCTAACGGGTCTGAAATTTTGGTTGTTGTAGAACCGACCAGGGCATAAATACCATAGTCGTTCATAAACAAAACGGACCTGAAATACGGGAATATGGCGTATATCCGCTTAGTACCAATAGATGCACTGACGTTGGTGTTGGTGAACACCGTAGCCCCCGTAGAGGTCACCTGAAGGTCAGAAAACACGTTGATACTGTCATCGCCAAACACATACAAGAAGTTATTGGCTGATAACAAGCCTTGAATGTTACCGTGTAACGTACTATCTGTAATATTGAACGCCACAGCAGATACAGACGTAAAATCTGTGGGGCTTGTAGAGGCAGATGCGTACACTGTGCGCCCAGCTGCTACCCAAACACGACCGCTAAAAGTGGCTACATCCACAATTTTGTTGGTATTTATGGTTGCGCTGATGTTTGCGCCTGATCCAGTACCACCAGAAATGCTCACAGCTGGAGCTGAAGTGTATCCAGAGCCTGGATTGTTCATCACCACTTCTGTGATCACATTACCGCTAATAATGGCAGTTGCATTTGCATTTGTACCGCCTCCACCAGTAATGGTGACCGACAGATTGCCATAAGGTCCATACCCAGAGCCCCCATTATTGACTTGGATGGACACTGTACCCGTGGCAAAAGTCACGAGTTGGGCTATGGCGTTGGCATTTGTGCCCCCACCGCCTGATATGGTCACACTAGGTTGATTGATGTATCCACTACCCGCATTTGTGAGGGTAATTGAGTTAACAATGCCTGTGGATAAAGTTGCATTGGCAGTTGCACTAGAACCACCACCCCCAGAAATGGTCACAGACGGGGGGTTGAGATAACCAGAACCAGGTGAAACCACAGAAATGGCAACCACATTGCCACCAGAAATAGTAGCTGCACCGACAGCTGTGTTTCCACCCTGTACATCAGGTGTACTAATAATGACTTTGGGCACAGACGTATAGCCTGAACCCGTATTGGTCATTTGGATGCTTAAAACACCGCCAGAACCAGAGGTGATGCTAGAAACAGCCGTTGCTTGCACCCCGTTGGCATTATCTGGGGGAGAAATGGTGACGTTAGGGGCAGATGTGTAATTGATGCCAGGGTTTGTAATTGCAATCAAGCCTACAGACCCAACGGGAATCAAACTTGTGCCATTCCAATCATACAAACCTTTGGTTGGGTCACCAATGAAAAGGTCCGTGTTTTGGTACTGAGCAGCTGCTACACCCGTGTTTGATAAAGTTCCAGCACTTGCAATGGTTACCATCGCATTGCCTTGTAAGTCATATCCCTGTGCACTGCCGTCTGACTCAAAAGCAACAACATAATCGTCTTTGATGTTGGCAGAATAAAGAGCTGTGACATTACTGGTAAACACCACGCTATTGCCAGCGTTGCTGACGTTAGAGCTGGTGGGAATAATGCGCATATTGCCAGCCCCAATAGGCATGGCATTTTCTATCCAGTAAAACTCATCTTTATCAATAGCGGTCCTATTGGCCTTGGTGTCAAGACCTTTAAAGTTCTTAATGACCGCATAAGATTTCTTTTGTTCTGCGGAGGCCATGATCAACCTCCAGAACTATAAGGATCAGGAATTCTTCTAGTAAACGTGCTGTTAAGTACGTTCAGAATGTGTTTGTCGTATTGTTGTTTGAAAATTTCAGACTCACCGTAAGATTGTTCGTAAAACTTGGCTTTGTACGCTGCATAGTATTGCACAGCCGTTGAATACGGATCAATGATGTTATCAACAGTATTTGGACTGCTCAATGACAAAGGATTGGGCAATATGTTGGTATCTACTTCAATGTAGTATTGCTGATCTGGGATGGGGGCAATGTAGATTTGTTGTTGACCGTACACTGAAAAGCAAACGGGTCTACCCACATAGTTTTGCCAGTACCGCAACTGCGCTGTGAAATTAGACCAGGGCAAATAGCGAAGAGGTATCCGAGAATTGCCCCAGTAAAGGTTAATGTTGACAATATCGTAGACATTTAACTGTTGAGGTAATGAGTTAAAGTTGATGATCTCAGCGGGTCCTACATACTGCAACATGGCTGTGCCATCTGCAAAAGGCGTAGTAGGAGGGAAAGGATTGGTTCCCGTAGGATATGCGGGCGCTGAACTACCAGATGTGCCACTCTGAGTGTACACATAGTTATAAATGTTAGAAAACACATACTGACCAGCGGTAACAGCTGTGTTACCTTGCCATAACGTGGGAGAAACACCAGTGCTAGTGCTGGTGTTGTACGCTAGGGGAGCGGTTGTAGTTTGAAGGGTTCTTAGGCAACCAGTGTCTCGGACAGTTCTTTCCCTGGCCTCGTTGATGTACGTTGTTAACTGGTTTTGCGTCCAGAAAACATTGTTAACATCATGCAACAGGTTCTCAACTTGAGACAGGTAATCATTGAGGGTTGCCATTCGAGGTCCATGGTTAAGCTACCCGCTTAATAGAGGACTTTCCCCCAGCGGACTTGTTGATCCGCAAGGGTATTGCTCCTACAGCCGAGGGTAACGAGCTGTTTTGTACTGGCGGTTCGTTTGTTATGACGAACTGCTCTAAGATTTTAAGTCCTTCTTCCAGTTCGCTGTGGAGTTTTATCCATCCATGGCGAACCAGCACAAATTCTTTGTCTTCACAGCCAAATCCAAAAAGCTGACGAGCAGCACCTTCTGGAATCTCTACTGTGACATTTTTTTCAAAGTTATAGAGAACACCATCCCAACCAATGGTCAGGGGGGTGTCTCCATAATTGGTTACAAATACATTCATTTAGAACGTCACAACGTCACCGTACACCTGGAAGGATACGGTATTGCTGTTACCAGAAACTGTGGTCACATTCACATAAAGTGCTTGTGTCAAGTTGCCAGTAATGGCTGTTGTTGTTGAATAAGGCGTTGCAATGGTCAAATCTTGGTATCTACCAGCAGCAGTGATGTTACTCAAAGCCACGTTAGCCACTACTGCATTGCTGGCATTGCCATCATTGCTAGTTGTAATGGTAACGTAGGCTGAAGAAACAGAACCAGAAGGGTTGTTTACCGTGATTCTTCTAGGAATGACTCCACCTGAACCCACAGCAGAACCTGAGTTTGTGAGGCCACCACTCAACAAAGGAATGGTAGCGACAGCATTACCCAAGGTTGCCATGGATACAACTTGAGCTGAACCAATGCGACCATATCCAAATGAGTCTAAATAATACTGACTGACTGAATCTGGATTAGACATGGTTCATTCCTTATGATGCGTTGTATGTGCCAGACACGTTCTGTCCCCCGTCAACAGTCAACAAAGTAACTGTAGCGTTGGTAACAGAAGAGTTAGCAAACACGTTAACACCGTCAGAGAA